TGATACACTACCAATAGTATCTTTTAATTTACTAAAACTACCAACACTATCAGTAGTACTTTTTTTAGTATTACCTAAAGAAGTATTTAGATTATCAACATTAGTTTTTGCATTAGTTGTATCTGCCGATATCCTAGCTTTTATTTCTATATCTGCCATTAGTATATTTTATTAATAATTTTTAAAAGTTCGATTGTGCAAGTATCTTTATTACTTGCGTTAAAATCTATTATTTTATTTAACCTAAACAAACTACCATCAATCCAAATTAATTTGCTAAAATCTATGTTAAATACATCTGTATTAGATAATTTAGCCTTGCACGTTAATAGTTTACTATCCTTATCAGTTATTTCTGCCATATAGCTACTCCAGTAAACATTAAACTGATTAACATTTATTGAACCACTTGCTAATTGAAAAAATAATTCTTTTGGCACACCAAACTGAATATCATTACTTGGTGCATCAGGGTCATCAAAATGACCAGCATAAGGGTATTGTGTATATGTTCCAAGATTAGCAGAACCATCTGCATTTTTTATATTCCAACTATTTACGCCAGTAACTAATTTAGCTTGTAGTAATCTTATGTTGCTATCTGTGTTTTCTTCTACTGGTGCTGTATCTGTTCCTGTTCTTTTAAAAATAGCACTAACAACTTTATCAGTAGTATTATATCCTAATAAAGGAGTGCCACTAAATACTAATTCAATTGTGGTGCTATCTTTTGCAAATTCAAACCCTGAATCATATTTGTAAGAGCCGTAACTTTCATTATATCTTTTCTTGTATAAATCGTTATAGTAATCACTATCGTCTTTGAATTTAAACTCATAATACCGGCTATTTAATTCTGACATTGGTTTTATACGCAATGGCTGTGACCTATCTATTTTATTACTAAAATCATTAGTTTGAGCATTAGCATAGAAATCAACAAATGGCATAATTTGTAAATGCTTATCTTTTGTTCTATCTTCAAATATGTAAAGATTAAACAGCTTTATTATACTACTTAGAAAATCCTTTTGCAAGTAGTTTTTTGGAAGTGTATCGTTAATAATAACAGTATCGCCAAGCCCAACTGGAACATATACATCTGCTGAATTTTTTACTTTTAAATACACATAATCTACAAAGAAATTGGCTGTATGTGGGTATCCAACAGTGCCAGCTCTTACGCCTGTAACTTTAACACTTAATACATCTCCATTATTAAATGTTACTGAGTTTATTACAGTATCATAATAAAATACACCTGTAGTATTACCAATAATATTGCTAGTGTAAATAGCCGTATTATTTACATAAACGTAAACATAAATATTAGTAAAATGGTTAGACACTACGGTTAGACCTAAACTTAATATAACATCACCTGTTTTTGGGTCAGTTCCTGTATAAGTAAATAAAGACTGTGGTACATTTGGCTCTTGGTCTCTCACAAATGTACTAGATGTGAATGCCCCCAATAAAGTAAGCGTATCGCATCTAATAGCCGTTGTTTCATCGTCAATCTCATTATCTTTAACCAAATTGTAATTATAAGCATTGGTATCTATTGGAGTTGATACGTCTAAAATGTAGGGGCTTTTTACTTCTAATGTTTTTCTATTATGTGGCACAACTAACCCCTTAAATCTTTTGCTATCAATTAAAGGAAAATCCCAAGTATAACCAGTTCCTAATTTTATTTTGTTTAAATATTCTCTAGCAAATAAAGCAGGTCTAAATGTTCCTACTTTATAATCTATTTTATTTGTTGAATAATTACCATAATCAACAAGTGGGTAATAGTAACCGTATCCTTTTTTAAAATTGAATACTACAGTACCACTTGTATTTTGCCCTATTGCAAATGTTGTAGTAATTGTTATAGTAGTATCATTACCATCATACTCAATTTCTTTTATCGTATAAGTACCATTATTAGAAGTTCCAGTTATTGTTATAGTATCGCCACTACCAACATTTGCAATATTGTAAGCATAAATAATTAACTTATTTGAAATAAAAGTTAATCCCCCAGCAGATGCGACCTTTGTTGTTGTAGATGCAAGTGACCAGCTATTCTCTATATTAGCTATTGAATAAGTATGATTGTATTCGCTAAAATCTAAATCCTCAAGTTTTGCCGTTCCTAACTTAGAAATAAAACCACCTAACTCGCCAAAAACTACTGCTTCATATTCAATCAATCCATTATCAATAACTATTTCTAATAGCCTAAATGTTCCTTTAAATACTTGAATATTATCTGAAAATATTATTGCATTAGCAGAAACACTTGCATTAAAATTTATCCCTTTATTAGGTAATAAACTATTGTACTCATTGCCAACATTTATATCAAATATGTTTCCAAATAAAGCATTGTTCTTATTTGTTCCGGGCAAAATAATTGTTTTGCTAAATGTTGTATTTTTAGCAGAAAAGTCTTTGATGTCATCAATAGCCAATGTTAGCATTACACTAAATGATTTATCAATATCCACATTATTTTTTTCTACAAATAACTCTATCATTATCTAAATTGTGTTTTATTAATGCTGCCAAATTCAACATCTAATGTCAATTGTTGCAACCCATCTACTAATGTTTGTTTAAATTCGTAATTATTAGCAGTAATTACAATAGGATAAAGTGTGCTACTACCTAATTGTTGAATGTATGCCATTGGTGAACAAACTAATTCGCTTAACCAGTACCATTCATTAGTGCTTAGTAGGTCAGTTGATAATCTTAACTTTTCATTAAACTTAATGCCGAACATTGTTTTTTGCTCATTCATAGTGTTTGATGACTTAATGCTAACAACTCCACTACTACTAACTCGATAAGGTAATTGTTGATACATTTTTCTTTCTATATCAAATGTCTTTTTGCTTACCTTATTAAATAATACCGATTCAAAACCACCAAACTTATTTAGAAAGTGAACAATATAGTTATCATATAAACCACTACAAGAAACTACTACGTTATAAGTAACTCCATTAATAACAACTATATAATCACTTGTTAAGCTATTGGCAATATTTATATTTATTAAACTATTTGCTGCTGCTGGTGTTACTGCTGTTGTAGTTCCATTAATGGTTACATTGAAACTTGATGCACTACTAGCAAAATATGGAATGTAAAAAGTAGTACAACCACTCGGCAAATAGATAGTTGTAGGTCGATTACTTAGCACTTTGTTAGTGTAGCTGCTTAATCCTGTTAAAGTATCAATTCTACCATTGTATGTGTTAAAAAATACCTTTTCAGTAGATGTTGCAACTATACTGCCAACTGTTCCATTATATTCTTCTCTAATATTTACTTGTACATTTATCCACCATTTACCAATTCCTAAATCAGTTGCTAGTGTTGGTGTTATTGATTCTCTAACTATTGCAGCTGTATCAAATATCCCTCTATTATTTACTGGATTAGGATATGTTCGCATAGTGTGAACCTTAACTCCATTGCACAATATTTCTGCAACATATTTATAATCTTTTTTAGTTGCATCTACTGCATTACTATCATAAACAACATAAACAAGTATGTCATTTACAGATTGGTAATTATCAGGCGTTGTTTCAAATGTCATTACTTAAAATTATTTATTATGTCTATTTTTACTTTCATACCTAACTCAGCTTCAACTATGCTACTAAATTCAGATGTAGCATCTCGCCAAAAGTGAGTAGCTTTAATTCCCATTCTTTTAATCATATAGGCAACTGTTGTAGCTGCTTGTATTTGCCTATCTTTTATTTTACTTTTTTTATTTAAGACTGCATACTTAGATTGTGATATTTTATTTTCTCTAACTAAATAATCTTTAATACTTTTAACCATTGCACTTTTTGGGTCAACTCCTTTAGTTTTAAACTTAAATCTGCTACCCCTACTATTTGCCCAACCATCAACACCTTCATCTATAAATGAAGCATACTTAGCAGCTACAATATCAACATAAAAAATATCGTCTTTAACTTGTATAGCTAATGGTTGAATACTATCTGCTAAATCCCCACTACTACTTGCATCAACATCACCTAACTTCTTTGCCAAAGCAATAGAATATTGAGCAGCTAATTGTGTTAGCTTATCTTGTGTTTCAACTGCAACAAATTTACTTTTTGCAGTTCCACTATCTTCTAACCAGTCTAAATTAATTGCTGCCATTACTTATTCATTTGCTTATCATAATCTTGTTTTCTTTTCAAAGTGCTTAATGTATTCAATGCTTCAATAATTCCCAACTCATACGCTTGGTGAACATTTAATCCCAACCATTCCCCAACTTCTCTAGCTGCATAAGTCCATCCATCTATTTCAATGAATGGGTGCTTGTTTAATTTTTCCTGCTTATCAAATTCCTGTAAATCTTCGGCATTGTTTTCAGGTAATTCAAACAAACCTTTAAACTTACTTACTAATACATTTAAACTTTCAATTAATGCAAGGCAATCATTAACACAATATTTTGCATTATGATTTAAAAAGTAATTAGCTTTAATACTATGTTCTTTTTTTGACTTGCTTATTGTTGCAGCAACTAAATGCAAATTATCAATAGGTGACTTCTTTAACCAATGTTGCATTTCAATAAATTGCCCAAATGTTAATTTTGTTGCATTTGTTTCTAATTTATGAAATGAATAAAAAGGTTTATCAAATCCTTTTTTAAAAATATTTTCAATCTTATCACAATATTTTGTAAATTGTTTTCTTGTTAAATTATCAACTTCATCAGGTGACTTGTTCCACAATTCACAAATAATCATTGCCATACGTTCTATGTCATCTGTTATAGCATTATTTATTGAATAGCAAATTTGGTATTGTTGCAAAGTCATATTAATAAGAGTAAATTATAATGTAAATGTTTGATTAACCGATTGTATAAACTCCAGTAACCTTATTTATTTTGTTTAATGATACATATCGAATTGCATCAATGCTATGATTAAACTTATCAATAGGTGTGTTTAATTGTTTACCGTCTTTATCTTCATCCCAACGATAGTTTCTAAGTTCCCTAATGATATTTGTTGAGCGTGATGTTACGTTTAAAGTAAAGTTTTGTAGTAGGTTTATTGATGCCTTTATGCTATCTTGCCCTTTCTTTGCCGGCATAGTTGAAGAGTAACCACCTATTCTTAATTCAGCTATTGACTTAGGTTCGGCACTATCTGCAATTATCTGCAAGTCTTTTCTAATACCTAACTCATTAAATCTTTGTACAATTTGCTGGTTAGTTAATTGTGTTTGATAAATCAACTCATCAATATAAAGTTCTTTGTCGTATCTATAAACTGCTACCATTGCAGTTGGGTCATTTGTAAAACCAAAGTCAATGCCATAGGCTATAAGTTGTGCTTGTGTTGGTATAGTATCACATTGTACGAAATCGAAGATAGTACCTTGCAAACTGCCTATTTCACCTAATCCATACACCTTATACCAGTTCGCCCAAAATGCAGATGTTTCTGCCTTTCGTTTAGCGTTTATAATAAAGTCTTTTGCACTATCAGGACACGCCTCGTTATCTAAATAGTTTATACTTAAAAAGTCAACATTGCTATCTTGTTGTAATTCGGTATGAAACCAAAATGAGTTTGTCGGATTCCAGTCTAAAAATATTCCTTCTTTCGTTCTCATTGCTAATTCATTGTAAGCATTGAAGACGATGTTGTTGCACTCATTCATATAAAGCCAGTCACGCCTTGCACCTCTTAGTTTTGCGTCACTATCGGCACTAAAAAATTCTATCTGTGAACCATTGGCAAAAGTATATTTAAAGTCTGAAGCGTTCCATCGACTATCAACCCAACGCCCTGTGTCAATCATTATCTTTTTAAAGTCTTTAATACATCCACGTTTAAGATGTGGGATTGATTCACTTACAACTGAAATATCAGTTTGCTTGTTCTTTGCAGCTATGTTAATAAGAATTGGGAGTATTGCATAAGTTTTACCTACTTTATTTGCCCCTAAATATTACTACTTAGGGGCTTATTTCGCAGACGTGCCACCCTGCACGCCTCTTACGAATTTATCGAGTTTTAAAATCTTATTTATCGCAGTTGTTCGTATGAACATATTTTATTTTTAAAATTCCTTTCTTTAATTTTCTATAGAAAGTTGTAGTACCTATATTTAATTCATTAATTAAATCTTGAACAGAATCATATTGTTTATTATTGTAAAAAACTTTCTTAGTTGCACAAGCCTGAGCATTTATTAATCCTTTATTCCAAGGTATACCACCTTTTTTAAATGCTGTACTATTTCCATTTTCTCCAACAATATTTGTTAGATTATGTAAACCGTATTTTAAAATATATTTTCGCTCTAAAATTAATGCCTCTTTTTTAGAAATATTTTTATGTAAAAATTCAAATAAAAAACCTCCATCTTTATAAACTTGTTCTTGCCATTTTTTATTTCTTAATCTACCCCCCTCTATTACTCTATGATTACTACCTATGCCTATATAAAATATATTTTTAGATATTGGACTTATATGTGCATAAACATAATATATATTTTCTATAATCATAGTTTAAGTATTTTGTTTATTGCTGTAGTGCGAATAAACATTAAAAATTAGTTTTGCAAGTACCTAATACTTCATCAATACCATCTTTTCTTTTTAAAATTAAAGTGTAGTATATTGTATTTGTTCCTGCACATTGATGGTATTTGTCTATTGTTTCACTTGGCTTTAATGGTTCAATGTAATTTACTTCAATGTCATTAAAACCATATCCACTAACGATGCTAATTGATTTAGCTATTGTAGTATCAATATTATAAGCAATGGTTAATTTTCTATAATAACATTGTGCTGGTTGCCACCCACTAACACTTTTTAATATTGTTGCAGTATTTGTTGTTGTTCCTTGTTTTGCTTTACTATCTTGTTTGCTGCAAGATGCAGTAATGATTGCTAATATTAATATTATTTTTTTCATTAAAAATTATATTTTTGTTTTTCAGTTTCTTGCCATAAGTCAACATCAATACATTCATAGTACAAATGCCCAATCTTAGCGATGTCACCTACTTTTGAATATGGAATATGTTTTTTTATTTTATTCATTTGGGAATAAAGGCTGCTCTATTATTTCTGTTTGTGTTTTCTCAACAAGGTTATTAAGTCTTTGAGTAATAGATGGATTGTATTGCCCTACCATTCCACCCTCTATTTGGTCGTTTCTTACTGCTTTTCTTACGCGTGTACAGATAGTTTGATAATCTGTATATCTATTTTCAGTATTTGCAAAATATTGGCTTAAATCGCTTATAACTCCTTGATTAAAACAATACATTTCAAATCCTTCAATCGTCAAAGGAACTCGCAAAGGAACTGCAACTATATTACCAAATTTATCTAATTCGTGTTTATAACGAGGATTAGCTTTAATTTGTTCTACATATTCTTCAAATAACTGCCAAAATTTTTCAGGCGTTTCTATATTCTTTGTTCCTTTAGGTCGTGCCATATTATTCACCTCCTTCGCTATCTGTTGGGATAGTTTCTTTTAATTTATAATTGTGATAAACGTATAAAATTAAATCTCTAATGCAAGACTGGCAACCATAGATAGTAAAATATCTTTCACCATCTATTGTTTTTGCTATTTGTTGAAATGTCTTTAAATCTTCATCGCTTGGATATATATCAATATCTAATTTAATTCTTTCAAAAAGAAATTTGTTTGTTTGTAAAAATTCGGTGTAATCAAATTTTTGTTGTTGTTGTGTATTTGTCTTTGGCATTTATTATTTTTTTAGAAATATTATTTATAATTGAGTTAATGGTATTATGAGAAATTTTAGTTATTTTTTCAATTGCTCTAAGTGTGTGTTTTTCTCTAAGTTTTAATATTTCTGCTTCGTACCATTCCAGCTTTTCAAAGTTAATATTTATTTCCTCATAATCTTCGTTTTTAACCTCTATATTTTCAATCCCTACACTTGTATTGTATTTTGCAACAACTGCCTTAAATTCGTTTATAATGACCTTATATGTATATCCTTTAAGTTTTCCTCTATTATGCAAATCTAAAACAAAGTTATCATTCATTTTACAAATAATTAAAAAAGCATTTTGTTTTACATCTTCTTTAAAATTATTAGGCAAAGTATTAATAACTTTATTAATGTCTTTATCTTGGTAAAGTTCAGAAATTATATTTGCTACTTTTTCCACACTTCAAAATTATAGTGTTTTTTTTATTCTACCAAAAAAAAGCGAAAGCGACCCATTTTTCTTTCTTTCTTTCTTTC